ACATGAACTTCAATTTTATAAAGAAATTCCAAAAAAAATGTCTCTTAAAAAATTTATTAATAAAACAATTGATATATTAAATAGATATCAACATAGAGCAGGAGGATTTTACATAGAAGATTCTATATGGAAAATTCATACTTTTAAATCAGAAGAATATGATGTTAAAGAATATGAAGTAATGTTTGAAAATAGTATTGAAGCACTAGATCTAGAAGATCCAGAAACAGTGATATATTTAGAAAGAATTCATGATAGATTAAATAGTTTATCTGATGATATCAAAGTAAATATTAGATATTCAGAAGCAAATAAAAATGATATTATATGGATTTTCATATGGGCAACTCATAATAAAAATTCGACTCCTCAAATTGCATTATGATTTTTTTTTTTGTAATTTACTTTTTTTCCTTTTGATGTATCAATATATCCTTTTATTATTATTTTATTTTGATGTACATCATTATGACATTTTTTACATAAAATAATTAAATTTGCTTGACTATTCATTTGAATATGTGGTTTATCTTTAACAAAACCATTTTCACAATTTTTTTGAAAATTAATGTGATGAGTATCAAAAAATTCATTCATTTCTCCATGTATTTTAAGTTTCTTTTTACATATTGCACAATTTTTTAAATATACCTTTGAATTATATCTTGAAGTTTTATTTGGTATTATATTGTTAGATTCACCAATTAATTCATTCTTAATTTCTTGTAGTAATTTTGTAAATTTATTATCTGATATAATATACCTTGCTATATTTATACCATAAATAGATTCTCCTGGACCATCTTTTAATTTACGATCAAATATCAATAGATCATTCGGTTTATCATAATCTACAGTTAAATGATAAGATTTTACATTTTTTAATTCTTTTATTCTATTCATTTTTGCTATATAATGCAAATGAGATGCAAAAATAAAAGTAGAATGTGTTTTTGCAAGATTTATTAGGGAAGCAGCAACAATTGTATTCCCAGAAATATATTCTGTACCTCTACAAATTTCATCTCCTATTACAATAGTTTTAGGTCCAGCCCTCTTTAGTATTGCTTTTAATTCTGTCATTTCCAATACAAATGATGACATACCTTTAAATATATTATCATTTCCTGTTATTCTAGCATATAATGCATTATATGGTGCATAACGATATTTCCTAGCGGGAACATACATTCCACATTGTGCCATTATTATACTTAATCCAATTGCTTTCATTAAAGAAGATTTACCACAAGAATTAGTACCATAAATAAGTAGACCTTCTAATATATCTTCTTTATTTTGATCATCAACATCTTTTCCAAGAGAAATATCATGTGGTATATATGGTGAATCTAGTTTAATCCTTTCAATAATTGGATGTCTTAATTCTTTACACTTAATACAACCATTATTTAATCCAGATATAATTTCTGGTTTAATATAATTATATAATTTAGCAGTTTTAGCAGATGATTTAATAAAATCTATTTTTGCAATAAAATTAGCATTAATCTTTAATACATCAAAATATTTATTAAAAAATTTATCAAGAGAACTAATATAACATTCATAAATTTCTTTTTCTAATTCTGATTGTAACTGTGTTTCATCTAATCTATTAAATTTTTTAGCAATTTCTGTTAAAAATATTTTAGTATTTCCTTTTTCTAATTCCTTAAATTTTAATTTTTTTGGATCAATTGAAAAATTATCTGATATTTTTATTTTATTTATATTTTTAATATTATTTTTTAATGATTCTGCTCTTAATTTAGTTAAACTTAAATAATAACCATCACGATTATTTTTCTTAAGTGACATTTTTATATCAGTATTCTTTGTATTTTTTAATTTTTTATCATAAACATATTTTGATAAGATTTTACAAACATTATTCATAAAATCTACATAATTTAACATCATATTTTGTTTATTATCTATATTAGGATATAATCCTTCAACAAAAATAGAAGTTTGAATATTTTTTAATCCATATTTTTTCATTTCATCAATTTTAAAAGTTTCTTCATAATCTTTTAAAAATATATTTAATTTATCTATTTTATCTTTTTCTGGTAATATATTACTTAATATTTTATTTTCCTTAATGATATCTATTATTTTTAATAATTCATAACAACTATCATAAATATTATTAAAATCATATGGATTTAACATTTTTAATGATAATTTTCTAATTAATCTTTCGAGATCAATTATACATTTTAAATTATTCTCAATTTGTTTATATTTATCATTTTTTAATAATTCTTCAATACAATCATATCTTAAATTTAATTCTTTTTTTGAAATTATTGGTACAATTAATATTGATTTTAAATATCTTCTACCCATTGCAGTAGATGTATTATTTACAACATCAAATAAACTTCTAAACTTGATATTTCTTGTATTAATAGCTATTTCATTATCAATTACATTTAATTGATTTACAGCATTATTACCCAATATCAAATGTTTTTTATTTTGAAATATTTCTGGTTTATCAAGATGATTCACAATCTTTTCATTATGTTGATAAGCAAAATCTAATAATATTACAAAACTAATTAATGCATATGGTTTCATTTCCATATCAATATATTCAATAGGAGATAACATACCAGTATCAGAATATATTATTTTTAAAAATTCATTCAAATAAGATATTTTATAATAATGTTTTTCTATTTTATTTATATATTTATATAACTTAGATTCTAATTCTAAATAAATTATAATATCTTTATTTTCTAATACTTTATATTTAGTAGTATTTATTTCTTTGCGTGCTATTATTATTTCCTTTGGATTATAACTATTTAAGAATCTTAAAGCTTCATCCAATGCATATTTATCATCATTAACTGTTGAATATGCTTCATAAACACTATTTTTTCCTGTAGTTAAATCTACCACAGACATTCCAATACACATTAATATACTACCATCTCTTTGTAATTCATCATTTATATAAATACAAACCATATTATTTGAATCTACTGTTTGTATATCATCAATATAAGTACCTGGTGAATATATACCAGTTACTGCTCTTTGTGGATTTGGTGGTGATGTTATTTGGTCTACTATTATAACAGTATATTGATTATCAATTAAAATAGTTAAATATCTTTGTAGTGCAATAGTTGGTACACCTACTAAGTATGGATTACTTTCATCTATTTTATCTATATTTTTATTTTTTCTAGTAAAAGTTATATTTAATATTTTAGCTAATTCCTCTAAATTATATCCTCGTGTTTCTGTTGAATAAGCTTCATGAAATGTTCCAATTTGCATTAAAACTATTGTTTTATCACCATATTTTTTATAATATTTTTCATAATAATGAAGATATTCATTTATTATTGTCATTATTAGTAACAATAATAATTATCTTTTAAATAAATTTATTTTTTACGATATTTTCTTTTTTCCGCAATAGCAATCATAATCAATTTCTTTAATTTATCTTCAACTAATTGTTTCACAAAAAATTCATTTTGTCTTGGTAATTTTACCCATTGTATTCCAGATTCCCTTACATACATTCGCAATAATCTATCCATCACACTAAAAGTTAAAAAATAGTTTTCAATAAAATCTATTTTCTTTTCTAATTGTTCGATACTTTCTTTATGTACTATTCCGGGCTTATAGTCATCTAAACTATCAATTACATCTACTTTACCATTATTTATTTTAAAATAATTTAATGTATCAATTAAATCTCCTAATAACCATTTATCTAATGTTTTACTTTGAAAATATCTAATTATTTTCTTTTGAACACTTGGAGATGCATTTAAATTCTCATAAACACCTAATAATGGTTTACTATAAGTTAAATTAAGAGAAGTTACATATGGTGGAGTATCAGTTATTACTTCTAATGGAGTAACTGGAGACATCATACGATCACTAACTATATAATCATTTAAAACAATTTCATCTAATGGTGTAACAACATAATCACTTATCGGACTTATTACTAAATCATTCATTGAATTTATTACATAATCATTAATTGGATTTATTACATAATCATTCATTGGATTATATGTTACTGACATATATATATTAATTATTTAGATAAAATTTAATTTATTATTTATAATATCATCTAATTTGTTTAGTATATATTTTATTAATTCTTTTTTAATATTATCATTGTGTAATTTAATTGTATCCCATTTTTTATTATATTTAATTATATAATTGTTCAATAATTTATATATATCATTTTTTGTAATAAATTTATTTATAATATAATTTATCTTCTGAATTCTATAATTATTATCTTTTTGAGTATTCTTCTTGACTGAAATCTTATTATTCTCAATGAGAATATATTTTTTTACTAATTTATATATAGCACCTATCCATTGTTTCTTAACTACTTCAATATAAAAATTTACTAATCTATCATCTATCAAATCTATTTTTTCTCCATAAGATTTCCAAGTACATTCTATTATACGTAATCTTGTAAAAATAGAACTTTTATTATTTTCAGCAATCCAATTTGATGCATCATCAAATGAATTTATATTATAATATATTCTTAAAAATTGTTTACAATTAAAATCTATATGAGGAAATAATATATTCAATTCTATTTCTTTATGTGGTATATCTTTTTTATGAGTAGGCATATTACAATTATCTATTTCATAATATTCTTTATTATTTGTATTTGTATCAGTAATAACATAAGATTGTACTGGACAAAATGGATGATTTGGATCGGTTACATAATCTAATGTATGAGGATGTACTATCCAAGTACCAGCTTCATAACAATGACCTAAACACTGTTTACCTCTCTTACTTATTGGATATTTACTATATTTATCATTTGTTTCCATTATTATTATTATATAAAAAAATCAATATATTGAAATTAAATCATCATCATTTAATTTAGAAATAAATTCTAATTTAGCTTTAACTTTTTTACAAATAATCTCTTCACATGTATTTGCACAATATACAATTCTTTGTAAAGCTGGTGTTTTTGAATCAGCTCGATGTATTCTCCCTAATGATTGTTTTAAATCAATACTTGAAAATGATGGAGATATTATTGATACTCTTGGTATTCCATATTTATCATGTAAACTTATACCTTCTTGAATTTTAATATTACATATTATTACATTTGACTTATTTTCTTGAAACAAACTAATATTCTTTTTTCTTTCATCAATTGTTTGTGTTCCATGAACTATACAACAATTACTAAATTCTTTTTTTAAGCATTCTAATGTTTTTATAAAATTAATAAATATGACAACACTATAATTATTTTCTAAATATTGATTTACTAAATCAATAATAATTGGTATTTTTAATAATTCAATCTTTTGACGTGCTTTTATTATATCAGCAAGTATTCCTGATTTATTTCCTTTTAAAATATTCATCTTCATATATATTTGATCAAATGAACTATTAACTTCAATTTGTTTATCTTTATCCAGATAATAACATTCAGCCACTATTTGATTTTTGGGGAATTTATTTCCAATTTCTATAATTTTCATTCGAGATCCTCGATAAGGATATATATTTTTATTAATTGCACTAACCTTTACTGTTGTCCCAACATAATTATTATCCTCACGTAACATACCATTTATCCAATTTCGACCTCGTCTTAAATTCTTATAAAATCCTAACATATAACCAAAAATATTAAAAGTTTTTGGAGTGTCAGAAACAGTTGCACTTAACATTAAAACTTTTGGACATTTTAATGTAGACATTAATAATTGTCCATTTTTAGATTTATAGTTTTTACAACGATGTACTTCATCAAAAATTATAATACTATTACGAGGTAATTTCCAATTGTATATATATTTATTATTTTTATTGTCAACATTAATACATTCAATATAATAACATTTGCCATTCTTAACTAATTCATAATTAATTATTAATAACGGTTTCACTTTAAAATAATTACAAACATCTTTCCATATTGGTATTATTGTTTTAGGTGTTATAATTAATGGTTTTAAATTTAATTGCTTACATATCGCTATTGCTGTATAAGTTTTTCCTGTACCAGTATCAGAACCATCTAATAATATATTATGCGATCTAAAAGCAGTCAATAAATTAAAAATATGAAAATGTTGATAGTCATATAATTTATCAGATATTTCTTTCTTTAAATTAATATTCACTAAATAATTATCAGATTCATATTTTAACATATCATCTATTCTTTTATGTAATCTATCATAATCCATTCTATTAATTTATATCTAATTATACTTAAATTAATAACATTTATTTTTCAATTTTAATCCGATAAAATTGAATAATAAATAATAAAAACTATTATTTATTATTAATAATATTATAAATATGAAAAGAAAATGTATTTATCAAATAAATTCTAATAATAATAAAAAAAGGAAAATAACGAATTCTTATATATGTACAATACATAATAATGATAAAACTATTTGTTTAATATATCAATGTAATGGAATAAATAAACTTGTTTATAATGATAAAAATAATTATCTAAATTAAATTTAATTATGAACATACATTTTATAGATAAAAAATTAATAAATGATTTATATACACATGTAATACAAAATGAATTTCCAAATTTAAATAGCAAAGAAAAAAAAATATTATTAGAATATTTAATTAATTTAATTGAAATAATTGCAATCAAATTTAATTTTATTGAAAAAGATATATACCAATATCAATTCAGACAAAATAATTATCAAGATGCAAAAGGATTATTAAATATATTATTACCTTTTATAAATGATGCTCATAAAAGTAAACAATATATTCATACATTAAATGATATATACATTCAAAAAAAAAAATCAGTTGATATTAATAATTTTGAACCTACTTATATTTATTCAAATCTACAATATGGTAGATGTAATAGAGATAATAATAACGCAGTGGAAATAAAATTTGAATATGAACATTTAAAACATAATTATTATCTATTATTAGATACTATACAACAAATTGCGAATAAACTATATGTTAATTGGATTGATATACGTCCAATTTCAAATAATCATTATCAAAACTTAAATTTGTATAAAGTAACAGAAGAAGCAATTCTTAATAATAAACTAAAAGAATGGAATATAATAGAAGCAGAAATTAGTGATACAAAATTATATTCTGGATTATATATTGGAGATATATATAATGTAATATCAAACTATTTATATCATCATATAAAATATATAAAATGGTTAATTTATGAAATAAAAATAGATCAATTTAACTATACATATTTGACTATATTATCTAAATTATTTAATTCAGATGAATATAAAAATAGTATAAAATGGAATCAATTATCTGAAGATCAAAGAATAGAATTTGATGATAATTGGAATAATATAAAAAAAGCATTATATAATGATAATTTAACTATTAATAACATTTCGAATAAAATAATAAAATTATTTATTAAAGTAATAGTTATTTTTTTTAATAATACATATAAAAAATCTAAAATATATACTACAGATTACATTAAATTTGATTTAAAAGACATTGATATCAATAAATTAGATGAAGATATTGATATAAAATATGACCAAATAATATATAAAAGTGCAATATCAATTACAAGTAATAATTTATATAATTATTTAGTAAATAGTTTTGATAAATTCAAAAATACTTGGTATGGAATGATCTTATTGAAAGATCCTCTTAAAAATACTATTGATTCGGTATTTACAAATAATAAAACGGTATATTTAACAATTAAAAATGTATATAATTATGCAAAATCATTTATACATTATACAAAAAATGGTACTTATAATGAATTTCAAAAACACTGGAAATCTTTAGATTATGATGATAGAAAAATAATTATTCAAAGACTAAATTGGAATATTAATACAGATATAACTAATTGGTTTAATATTGGTGGATACATTAGGAATATTTATAATGTATCTGGAAATGATAATAAGAATATTAATCAAATAATTTATAAAATGATAAAAAATAATATCACTAATATTATATTTGATATATTAACAAAACAAGGTATTTTATCAGAATTTAGGCCTGAGAAAAGTTTAACTGATAAAAATATACTACCAAATGATTATCTGAAAAGAAAATTATTCATAAAAAATAAATTAAAACAATTGGTATTTGATAACTTAAATTATAAAAATAAATTAACAAATAGTTATTACTTTTTAACAAATCAAAAATATAATGAAATGATGATAAATTATGAAACAAATGGTAAAATGATAACGGAAAACTATACAGATATCATACAAAAAGATATAAATATGGGAGAATGGTTCACAACTTATGCAATGAATTGGATTTCACAAATTGCATTTTTTCATAAATATCTCAATAATAGAATTATTTATATTACGGGGGCAACTGGTGTAGGTAAATCAACACAAATACCTAAATTATTATTATATGCATTAAAAATGATAGATTATAAATCAAATGGCAAAATTATATGTTCTCAACCACGTATACCCCCAACAGAAAATAATACTAAAACTATTGCTAATCAAATGGGAGTTCCAATATATAATTATAATAGTAGTTTAAATAAAAATATATCTTCAAATAACTATTATATTCAATTTCAACATAAAAAGAATAAACATACAAAACAAACGAATAATTTAAGTTTAAAAATAGTTACTGATGGTTTATTATATCAAGAAATTAAAAAAAAGCCTCTTCTTAATTCATTTACTAAAAATATTTATGATATTATTATTGTTGATGAAGCTCATGAACATAATGTTAATATGGATTTAATTTTAACAATGATGCGTTATTCACTTTATTTCAATAATAATTTAAAACTTGTAATAATTAGTGCTACTATGGACGAAGATGAACCAATATATAGAAGATATTATAGAAATATTAATGATAATCGTATATATCCATTTAATCAGTTTATAATTAAATACAAATTAGATAGAATAAATGTTGATAGACGTTTACATATTTCTCCTCCTGGAGAAACTACACGATTTAAAATTGAAGAAGAATATAGACCTAATGAAGATCCAAATAATATTGTAATTAATATTGCAA